CAGGACCAACTGTCCCCACAGCAACAGGCAACTTCCACACCTTATTTAACTAGAGGGACCAAGCACAATGGCAAACATCCGAATCACAATAGACAACCTTCAGCTGACACAGTCAGAAGCACAGCTGCTGCTTCAACGGCGTGCCAGGCACACAGACAAGGCATATCTTCTTGTTGTTGATGTAGGTGAAGCGGACAGACGTGCAGAGCGTGTGGCAAAGGGAGAAACAGAAGCTGATGCAACCATCATCAAGGACGGCATGAAGAAGCAGGTTGCCGCACAGTTGCGTGAACTGGGTGGCCATCTTGCTGATGTGCCTTCCCCTGCTGACGTCAGGTATAAGACAATTAAAACAATCTGGAACCACACAGGCCAACGGTTCAGGAAGGATCCTGCTGACCCAGCAGGTATGACGAAAGAAGAAACAGGTTTCCCAGCTTGGCTGTTCACCCTAGTTGATGCTGATGCTGATGGTTTCCTGTCGGCTGCTGACTTGAACACCTACACAACCAGCCTGTTGGCCTGAAAGTGAAGGCAATAGTGAGTGAAACCAATTTCGTTGTTGAAGCTGTTGTTGCAGGGGTGTCCGCAATAGGTGGCGCCTTTGGTGGCATAAAGCTTGGTGTGGGCAGGGCCAAGGGTGTGGAAGCCAGACTTGCCCTTTTGGAGTACAGGCAAGATGAAGCAGTCAAGGTGAGTGACAGACAGAACAAACTGCTCGACCAGCTGTTCAAACAAAGCGAAGAAATTGCCATCAAGCTTGCTGGCTTAAAGGGGAAGGACTGACCATGCCACTGAAGAAGAAGGCAGGCAGGGGAAGTGCCAGACCACAGCGTAAAGGTGTGAAGGCAGGCAGGGGTCCCGACACCAAGCCAAGGAAGAAAAGGACAGACAAGCCAAGCACACAGACAAGGCACAAGTCTTCAGCCAAGGACATCGAAAAGCTGGCTCTCGTGGAACGTGTCATTGCTTTTCGCAAAGCAGGCATGCACTACGATGAAATTGCAGAAGCGTGTGACATCACTGACAAGAAGGCACACATCTTGGTCACAGGTGAATTGAAGCGTAGAAGGTCACTGCTTGCAGAATCTGTTGAAGATGTGCGTGCAATTGAACTGGAACGACTGGACAAGTTATACCTTGTTGCACAGGTGCGTGCAGCAACAGGCAACATGGTTGCCATCAACACGTGCCTGAACATTATGGGAAGACGTGCTAAGTTGTCAGGCCTTGACCTGCCTGTCCAGCTGGAAACACATGGTGACCTGCCAACCTTCCTGCTGCCTGCTGGTATTGACTTCACAGGCACAGAGTTTGCTGCACCCAAGGAAGAAGGCACTTGATTGAATTGACCAAAGACATCGTGCCTGTGTACCTGCCCCTGCTGGCAGACACGTCAAGGTACAGCATCTTGTATGGTGGTGCAGGTTCAGGGAAGTCTGTGTTTGCCTCCCAGAAGGTGCTGCTTCGTTGCCTGCTGGCAAGGCACAAGATTGCAGTTATCAGGAAGGTTGCACGCACACTTAGACAGTCAACCTTTGCACGTATCCTGTCACAGCTGACCCAGTGGGGAATCAGACAGACCGTGATGGTCAACAAGTCTGACATGGTCATCAGCTTCCCCAACGGTTCAGAACTTCTGTTTGTGGGACTGGATGACCCGGAAAAACTGAAGTCAATTGATGGGCTGACATCTGTGTGGATTGAAGAAGCCACTGAAATCAGTCAGGCTGACTTCACACAAGTTGACTTGCGGTTGCGTGGAATCACTGACCACTACAAACAGATTCTGTTGTCCTTCAATCCAATCACTGTCAGTCATTGGTTGAAGGGACGTTTCTTTGACAACCCTTCCAAAGGCATGACCAGTGTTGTGAAGACAACGTACAAGGACAACCCCTTCTGTGACAGCCAATATGTTGACTTGATGGATGACCTTGCTGTACGCAATGCTGACTTATACCGTGTGTATGGGCAAGGTGATTGGGGCGAACTTAAGGGTCTGGTGTACCCAGCCGTGAAGATGGTTGATGTGCTGCCAGAAGCAACAAGCCTTGAAGCCTATGGGCTGGACTTTGGTTTCAATGCACCCAGTGCTTTAATTCTTGCCAAGATGACTGACGTTAATTGGAAGCGTAGAACAGGCAACCTGTTCTTGAAGGAGGAACTGTACGAAACACAACTTTCAAACACTGAACTTGGTGACAAGATGCGTGCCATTGGCATCAACAGGACAACACCCATATATGCAGACTCTGCTGAACCTGCCAGAATTAAAGAACTGAAAAGGCAAGGCTTCAACATCAAGCCAGCAACCAAGGGTAAGGGCAGCATCCTTGCAGGTATTGCCCTTGTGCAGTCCATGCACATCCACAGCCATGAAGACAATGTCAACCTGAACCGTGAACTGTCTACCTATTCATGGGAAACAGACACTGATGACAAGCCAACTGACAAGCCTGTTGGTGTGGATGACCATGCACTTGATGCCATGCGGTATGCAGTGTGGTCAATGATGAAGAATCCACCAAGAACAATCAAAGGGAAGTGAAGACATGAGTGAAGAAGGCAACCAAACAGAAGCCACTGGTGACCTTGCTGTTGCTGTCAATGGGCTGCACAACAAACAGGCCAGAATCACAACCCTGTGGGATTACTACAGAGGCAGGCACCAACTGAAGTGGAGCCTTGCCAAGTTGCAAGAAGTCTTCCAGAATCAACAGGTGTCCTTTGTCCAGAACTGGGTCTATGTGGTCATTGCTTCTGTGCTTGAACGTATTGAACTAGTAAGGTTTGACACAGACAAGGAAGCCAGCACACAGCTTCTTGAAGACATGTTCACAGACCTTGATGGTCAGCTTGAAGCTGAGGCAGTCCATGAAGAAGTGCTGGTTGCAGGTGAAGCCTTCCTTGTTGCAGGCAGGGACCCTGATGACAACATTGAACTCTACCATAATGATGCCAAGAACATGCTGGCTGTCTATGACGTAGAACGACCAAGGCAAATGAACTTTGCAGCAAAGTGGTGGGCAGGGACAGGTGACACCATACGCTTGAACCTGTACTACCCAGACAAGGTAATGTACTACATCAAGAAGGGCAAGCTTTCTGAAGCTGGTGGCAGCACCAAGGGGTGGGCGCCGTACGTGTCACCTGAAACAGGGGAAGGGGAAGCAGTGCATGACTTCACAGGCATCCCTGTCTTCCACTTCAGAAGAGACAAGAAGGGCATACCTGAAGCCTTGAACATCCTGCCTGTGCAGGATGCAGTCAACAAGCTGACAGCAGACATGATGGTCTGCGCAGAGTTTGCTGCATTCCCACAGCGTTGGATTATCTCGAATGCTGAAAATGATGGCAAGGTGCCATACGGTTCATTCAGTACCCTTGAAATTCCAGCAGGTGATGGGGAGTCACAGGGCAGTGCTGCTGGCACATTCCCTGCTGCTGACCTTGGCAACTTCCTGAAGGCCATTGAATCCAATGCCCATGCCATTGCTATCATCAGCAGGACCCCAAAGCATTACTTCCTTGCACAGGGTGGCGCACCCTCTGGTGAAGCCTTGCTTGCCATGGAAGCACCACTGGTGAAGAAGGTAGGGAAGGTCATTTCAAACATGTTGCCAACGTGGAAGGCTGTTGCCATGTTTCTTCTTGAAGATGACAACATCACCATCACACCCGTATACACAAACCCAGCAACGGTGCTGCCTGTCACAGAGTCAGGCAACAGAAAAACAGACGTTGAAGCAGGTATCCCATTGGTTACTTCTTTGCGTATGGCCGGCTGGACACAGGCACAGCTTGCTGCAATGGCTGAAGATGCGGGTGCTGTTGATGACACTGGTGAAGGTGACAACACAAAGGTCACCAGTCCCAAAGAAGGACAAGGCCTTGCAGAACAGGCAGCTGGACAAGAAGCAGCTATTGCCACACAGGCTATTGCCATCAAGGATGCACTTGCACAGGCACTGGAAGCCATCACAGTTGAAAAGGTTGACCAGATAGTGAAGTCAGGAGCACTGGACAGGCTGAAGGGCCCCAAGAAGGATGATTCAAAATAATGGCTGCTGGAATCACAGAAGCTGAACTGCTTGAAATGGTCATTGCCATGGATGTCATGAAGCGTGCAGATGCAGTTATTTATTCGCAGTACCTGTTCACACAATCACAGGCACACAGGGCAGAACTTGTTGCACTTCACTACGAAACAATCAAGGCTTCGATGACAGGTATTGTGGACAAGGTTGTCTTAAAGGAAGCTGAAAGGCTTGCAGCCATTGCAGCCGACAGTCTAATCAAAGACTTCATCCAAGCAGAACTGAATGCCATGGGCAAGGTTATTGCAAAGGGACTGAAGGAAGGCTTGCACCCATTCGAAGTGGCTAAGATTCTGACTCTTGTGGACAAGCTGGATGGCCCAAGGGGTGCAAGGCTGCTGAAGTACAAGGAAAGCCTTGAAGGCATTGGGCTAACTGATGCACAGATTGCAGCAAGGGTTGAAGTCTACAAGAAGGCATTGCTTGAAGAAAGAAGGAAGACCATTGCACGTACAGAGATGAGAAGGGCAATTGCCACAGCTGACACTATGCAGGCAGCATCTGCTGGTGCCAAGTTCAAGGTCTGGCAGTCCACAGGGGATGCAGCAGTTTCTGAAGAGTGTGAAGCCAACGAAGCACAAGGACCCATACCCATTGCAGATGGTTTCACAGGTGGTGTGGACGTTCCACCACAGCACCCAAATTGCAGGTGCAGTGTGTCATACGTCTTCAATGACTTGATGAAGGATGCAGCAACTGAACGCGCCAAGCTGCGTGCAGCAAAGACAGCAGCAGCCAAAGAGCTACAAGGAAAATAAATATGATTTGTCCATCTTGTGGAGTAGACAAGAACAGGGTCACCAACACCCTTCAGTATAACTTGAAAGGTGAATGCATCAAAAGAAGAAGGACCTGCACCAACTGCAATGTCAACTTCAGCACCTACGAATGCTACGAAGTTGCAGACCCTGAAAAGGCCTTCAAGGTGGCTGATGCAAGGGACCAGCTGAACTGTGTGAAGCGGTGGCTGAAGGTCCCTGCACGTCACATACCAATTGTCAGGGATTGTGTTGTCAAGATTGATTCTGCACTGATGATGCTGACCCCTGAATCAGCAGAAGTGGAAGATATAGCATTTTCTTCTTCTGAATAAGCACATACAGCAACAACCCCATTGTTGTTGTATTCTTTGAACTACTGAAGACAACAGGCTTGCCCAAGGCACAGCCACACAAGGATTGAACCACATGGCAGAAGACACTGGTGACCACGTCACTGATGATGACGGTGCCCAAGGCACTGACAAGAATGTTGCACTTGATTATGACACTTGGCTTGCCAAGCAGGATGATGCGACAAAGAACATGGTCACTGGACGTTTCCACAATCTTGAATCTGCACATAGCAGGGTCAAGGAAGAAAGAAACACTTTGCGTGAAGACCTTGCCAGCATCAAGAAAGACAAATCACTTGATGCAGATGGGAAGGTTGAAGCCATCAGTGCCAAGCTGGATGCAGCGGAAAAGAAAAACATCTTTCTTGAAACGTTGCCACAAGGCATCAACCCCAAGAATGCTTTTCTGCTTGCACAAGGCAACGACTGCCTGGAGAAGGATGGTTCACTTGATGTGGACAAATTGAAGGAAGCCTGCCCTGAACTGTTCACCACACCCAAGAAGGTTGTCACAAATGCTGGCAACGTTGGTGATGTGGATGGTGGGGTAAATCAGTCCATGAACACAAACTTACGTCTGTTGGCAATTCGTTGACTGACTAAACAACACTAAAGGATTCAATACAATGGGTTATTCTGACCTAATGGAACGCACAGGGGATGTGGAAGCACTTATCCCTGAAGACGTACAGCAGCAAATCTTTGGCAACATTCCGCAGCACAGTGCTATCATGACCATGGGCAAGCAGTTGCGTCCTATGACACGTCAGTCACAGACCCTGCGTGTGCTTGATGGTCTGGCTTCTGCCTACTTTGGTGGTGCAACTACTGCTGCCAGTGGTGACAGGGCCAAGATTCAGACATCTGAGTTGACATGGGACAACAAGTACATCAAGGCTGCAAAGCTTGGCGTGATTGTACCCATTCCCAAGGATGTGCTGAATGATACAGACTACGATTTGTGGGGCGAAGTACGCCCACAAATTGAAGAAGCAATTGGCAAAGCCTTTGATGGGGCTGTCATTCATGGCACAAATGCCCCATCTGACTGGCCTGCTGACCTTGTCACAGGTGCAACTGCCGCTGCCAACCTGAACAGCCTTGCAGCCTTCACCGATGTGTATGATGCTGTGCTTGGTGAATCTGGCACAGTTGGAATGCTTGAAGCCGATGGCTTCTTCACCAATGGGCACATAGGCGCCATCAGTATGCGTGCCAAGTTGCGCGGTTCACGTACAGCAGACGGCATGCCAATCTTCCAGTCTGACCCCACAGCAAAGAATGCCTACACACTGGATGGGGAAAGTGTGTTCTTTCCCCGTAACGGTGCATTGGATGCTGCTGCTGCTTTGCTCATCAGCGGTGACTTCAACCAGCTTGTGTACTCTGTGCGTAAAGGCATCGAATACGAAGTGCTGCGTGAAGCAGTCATACAAGATGCTGATGGTGCCATCACCATGAACTTGGCACAGGAAGACCTTGTTGCCTTGAAGGTGACCATGCGTCTTGGCTGGCAGCTGCCCAACCCAATTAACCGGTTGCAGGCCACTGAGTCTGCCCGATACCCTTTTGGCATCCTGACCCCGTAACAGGTGGCTCGTTGCCTGACCAGCCACCTGTTTTCGCATTGCGGGTGGTTGGTCTATAATTAACCTTCCAAACATGGAGTAAATACAATGGGATACTACCCACGAAAACTGACACCGGGAACATTGCAGGGTGATGCAGGTGGGTCTGTTGACCGTGCCTTTGTCGTTGATGCAATCAGCACACCTGTTGTGCTGGACGTTGACCGTGTGCTGTCTGACCAAGCCACCAGTGCTTCTGTCATCACCACAGTCACTGCCTTCCTTGCACAGCCTGATGTGCCACGTACAATTGAAATAATCAACACAGGCACAGCTGCTGACGTTCCTGCTGGCGACATAACCATTGTTGGCACAGACAGCAACAACCAAGTCATCACTGAAGCGTTGACATTCACTGCCAATCTTGCAACCAAGGTTGTCAGCACCAAGGCCTTCAAGACCATCACCAGCATTGCCTTCCCCATTCAGGATGGTGCTGCTGCCACGTATGACGTCGGCATTGGTGCAGGCCTTGGCTTGATGCATGTGCTGACTGATGAACAGGCTGCACTTGTGAAGCTGTTTGACTCTGCTGCTGATGCTGGCACGTTCACACTGAACGCTGACGTTGCCAAGATGCTGTACACACCAGCAGGGACCCCTGATGGCGCCAAAATTTTGCGCTTGATCTATGTAGCCTA